TACGCAGCCTCTTGGTAGTTGCTGAATCACCAATGCGCACAGTGGGTTGATGTTAAAATCCACTGAGATGAATATCGGTATATTCCGGTTGAGCGCAATGCTATCATCGATGTGCTTCTCATCCTGCCACTCGTAAAGGAATGGGTTAGCAACATCGTCCAAGATATCCCAATCGCCCTCGACAAAACGCTGATATTGCACTGGTGGTAACTCGCGCAAGCTCTCCAGGTACTCAATCGGTATGTGAGGGTTGTCGGTTATCTTCGATGGTATGTAGCTCCAACGCTCAGGTAGGCTGCCATCGCGGTAGCGGTCGTAGATAACAGTCTTAACCCAGTTGTTCGCAGGGTTGCAAGTCGCCAAGCAAACAATCGGCGGCTTGCCATACGCCTTGTTCCAACTACCGATGCGCTCCTGCACCTTGTAGAACGTAGCCTCTTGCAGCTCGTTAACCTCATCAAGCCCTGCGCCGTTTACTTCCAATCCTCTAAAGCGGTTGAGGTCTTTATCCTCATCGAATGATTCCGCCATAAAGATAAGCTCACTGCCGTTGTTGAATGTTACAACATTAGTATCTCTGTTCCAACTTCTAATGTGCGCATTTAGCCCATCGCCAAGCAAGCCAGTGAATGAAGGGAATGTTGTGCGCTTAAGGTCGGGCAAACTCTTGCGAATGATTACCCACCTTGAGCCGCCATATGTAAGCGCGAGGTGTGTGATAGTTAATAATAGCCAGTAGGTTTTTCCACCTCGTTAATCTTTCCCCCTTACATTTCTGCAAGGGGAGACCATCGTATAGCACCCCCGAAAACAATTACTCGCTTGTTTCCGTTGGTTGCCATATCGAAGGCGTTTGTTTGTGTTTTAGTTAGAGTAAATTGCATAGTCTCTATTTAATCTTTTAATCGATGTAATAGAACAATTGAACATTTCTGCAATTATCTTATTCTTTACTTTCTGCGCTTTAAGCCTTACAATTTCTTCGATGCCTTCTTTGGTTTGTTTGCATCTTGGACTTTCGTGTAGTCGCTTAGCTTTCATAAGCCCATTATCAAATGCGTGCTGAATGTTCTCAGAATTATTCACCCACTCTAAATTGCTTACTTTATTGTTTGTCTTAATGCAATCGATGTGATTAACCTGAGGCTTATCATCAACATTATCAATGAATGCTTTTGCAACTATCCTATGCACCTTTAATGTGGTAAGTTTACCATCCACCATTATCGCAACACGCTTATAGCCCTTCTTATCAATCGCTGGTTTTAGCATCTTGCCTTTCAGGTTTAATGGTTGCTTAGCCGTTTGAACAACTCTGTCAATGCTGCGCACGTTTCCAAATGAGGATACTTCATATCCTACTGCAAACTGTTTCCAAATTTCATTTTCCATCTGTCTCTATTGTTCTAATTATTACAAGTGGTTCACTACTAGTGATGCTAGTCTCTTGCGTTTGCTTCGGCTTGCCATAGCCTCTGTCAAGCAGCATCTCTGCCGCCTTAATGTCGCCTTTCAATGCCTTAGCTTCAATCGCCTTAAGGATGCGCTCCGCAGTTGTTAGCCCGTTCTTCTCATCGCCAAGTATATCAGCCATTAGTTTAGTCAGCTCAGGTAGCTTGCGCGGTCTGCCGTTCACGTTCTTTGTGTTGCCTGACTTCAACTTTCCGCCATTCCTACCTTCTCTCATAGTACGAGTTATTTACGAGTTTTTCTACTCTTAGCAGCCTCAGCGTTGGCGATTGCCACAGCTTGTTGAGCTGAGTACCCTTCGCTGATTAGCTTGCGGATGTTCATTGTAATTATCGCTTGTGAATCACCTTGAAATAGTGGCATAAGTTTTACAAAGATATATTTTTACTATATTCAATCTGCTCTTGTGTTAGCTTCAATCTTACAACCTTGTTATACATTATCACATCGGCAGTAAGATAGCCCTTGTCATCTTGCCTTAGCGAGCCTATAAGGTATTCATTCGGCACTTGCATCTGTATATCTTCTGATGCCTCCATTATCTCCTGCATACTTTTCAATCCAAATCTTACAAGCACATCCTGAGCCCCTCCCGTTGGTGTGAGGTAGCCAATGAAGTGTTCATCTTCAATATTGAAGTAACCGCTGCGCCATCTATTTCTTTGCATTGACACGATATTGAAGTAAGTATTGTTTAATCATTTCGCGTATCTCATCCTTTCGGGAAGCAGGAATCCTCACAGTGAGGTTGCAAGTTGCTTCGCCGTATGCAAATGGCGGTCCTGCACCTTCGCGCACTCCGCCTCTACGTTCTATCTTCTGTTCCATCTGATAGCTCCCTTACAATCATTTTAAATGCTTCAAGAAATGTATATCTTTCTGCGTGACCTTCAAAAGTAAATTCAAATGAATCACAATACTCTCCATTTAAATATAAACTTGTTGATGCTAAATCTTCAAACTTTACAGTAACAGAAACATTGTGATAATTATCATTTTTATTTCCTTTATCTGTTAAAGTAACTTTAATGATATTATGACTTACAAATTCTTCTGAAACAATTCTAACTTCATCTTTCATATTTGCAAAGGTAACTATTTTATTTGATTATGCAATATTACCGCAAGAAATTCCTCTTCACTTCTAACGATGTGATATTCGTGCCCAAGCGAGAGGCATAGCTGCTGGAACTTAACTTGCTCAGGCGATTGCCTTCCGCTTTCGGTCTTCCATTCAATCCAAACTGTCTTCCCTTCGGGTTTCAAATAACACATATCGGCTACGCCTGCGACAACACCCATAGCTTTATTAAGTGCTCCTTTAATTCCGTTTTGGCTGTTGTTATTTATAGCAAACACGCGCCCACGTAGGTCTGGGCGGCTGTTCCATAGGTTCTGAAATGCCTTAGATTGGAGGGTTGCTTCGCTCATAATTGGACCACTTGGACCACTTGGACCACTTGTTTTAGCACTTCCCAAAGTAGCATATGTGATGTGTGTGTGTGTGTGTGTGTGTGCATATATATATTTATAAGGGTTTAGTAAAAAGTAAGTGGTAAGTGGTCCAAAATCGCTGCGGTCTTACTGACACAATGGTTTCCAATGGACCACTTCATAAATAGTAAGTGGTCCATAGTGGTCCACTACATAGTAAGTTTGGAGACAAAGTACATCCTTACTTTGGAATTACCTCTCATTTTACGCTCTTGTTGGTATCCTAAAGATGTAAGTATTGAACCAATACGCTGAGTGTTGAGGTAATTAAACTTAGTTTCCACCATCAAGTATTGCTGAATATCGGTAAGCGACATCCATTCTCCAAAGGCTCTATCTCCAATGTCAAGCTTCTTATGGATTAAGTCCTCCTCCGGTGTTGAGTGCTTAAATGAATCAGTTGATTGATTTAAGAGCGCTATCTCCTCTTTAAGGACTGTATATGATTCGCCAGCTAAATACATCGCGTACAGCTCGCGCCATAGCTCTGCCTTATCGCATTGGTTATAAAGCTCATGGTCAATGTCCAATATATGGATTGGTATTTGCCTGCGGTTGCCAGTTGGATCGGATAGTATCTGTGTTTCGTTTGATGTTCCGCAAAATACTGCGAGCCTGCGAAGGTCAACAGATACCCTGCCGTATGGCTCGCGCACGTTGATGAACTCTTTAGAGGTCAACTCCTTAAGCCGCTTCTCCTCCTTTTTGGATTTGCCGCCGTATTCATCATCAAGTATTAGTAGCTTCTTTGTCATTAGTATTTCATCGTCTTTACCAGCATCCATCTTGCTCTCGGCAAATAGGAAGCGCAGCTCTTTGGGTAATAGATACCTAAACCAATGCGTCTTGCCAGTGCCCTGCTTCTCTCCTGAGAAGATAAGCACCAATGGTGAATGGAAACCATAAGCGGAAGCGACAACTGAAACAAGCCACTTAATGATGAACTTATCGGCATTCGGTGTATCTGTTTTAATACTACCGAGCAGCTTGGATAAGTTTGGACGGTTGTCAACTGGCTTAACATCTGACTCAAAGAACTCATGCAGCGGGTTGTATGTTTCGATTCTGTTGGAGAATAGTATGGCGGTGATAAGGTCTTTAGTTGATTCTTTGAATAACGCTTTAGAGTCCAGAAATATGGAGTTAATATCACTATCATCAATCGGCTTATTGTTGAGTTCTACGTTTCTGGTGATAACATTTTTGCGCAGCGGGAAAGTCTTAACAAAAGCGGTTATATCCGCGCTTACGTTCTCCGATTTATATTTGATATCCTTGCTTACTATCTGCTGTACTATCTCGGTGCTTACTTCATTTGAGATGCCTCCATGCTTAGTCAATGTTTCGATAATTGCATCTGTGGAAAGCCCAGCAGCACGCTGCGAAGTTGCTGAGCGCATTATCTCTTTTGTTTGGTTTGAATAGGCATCAATGCCGTTCTGCTTTGCGTGAAAGTAAATGGTTGCGATGGTTGACTTTTTGCCTTTACTTTCGCTGTGATTCTTTAAGCAGGCGCTGTACTGCCTATCGCAATCATCTGAGTTGTACTTGGATGAGTGAGAAGATAAAGTATGAAAATGGTCGCGCCCCTGCTCTCCGAACTCGGAGACAAGCGCATAGCAGATTGAAATCCAATCGGAATAATCTTCGCATAGGTTGAGCTGCTTGCGGTCCATTTGCTCAATCATAGCGTCAAAGTCATTTTTAACAACGACTACCTTATGCGTTTTAAGCTCCTTCTGCTTGGCGAGATACTTCTTGAATTGTTGTGCTTTGGTGTTGACAAATATAAAAGGGTCATAAGAAACAAAGCGGGCGCGTGCAAGGTTCTTGCAGGACTGGTCAACGATTAACTGGTAGTTGTTGTATAGGTATGATGCAATGCCGTTGAAGGCATCGAGGTGTCGCGTTCCATCGATGCGGGATATAACACACAATCCGCTGCCGCTAATGGATATAAAGCAGGCATAAGTATAAGAGTCGTTGCTTAGGAGCTTTCGCGTTTCTTCGATGTTTTCAACATGGTCAATGTCTATTGCTATGAATCCTGAATGGTTGCGCAGGGCATCGTCTTTGCGGGCTGCGAATGATCCGCTAACTGTAACAAGTGGCGCGGTTTTTTTCTTGAGGTCTCGTATCTCTTTAGTTGGTGCAGCTCTGATGTCGAGCACTACATCCTGCCATTTGCCGGTGCGGATGCCTTCGAGAAAGGAGTTAATTTCAATATCGACATCTTGGTCGTCTTTAATGTTCTTGTAATAAGAAATCTGCATTGTATAATTGTTTTAGGGTGGTTTTAAGTTTATTGTCTACTAACTCGCGGTGAAAGCGGTTAAAGTTCTTGTTTTTTTCTTTGCACCAGAGCCTCGCAATTTCGTGATTCTTTTTTTCAATGTGCAAGTAATTATCAGAATTTATTTTTTTGATATTCTTTTTCGCCATATAAGCCACGTGCTCAACGGAAAGAAAAAGTGAGCGATATTCTTTGTGATTGCTGTTCATTGCGATTAGCTTTTTGATGTCAACGCTCTCGGTCATTAGCACAAAGTTGTCGATGCCTTCATCGAGTGCAATCTTCTTGGGGAACTGGTAGCCGCATGAGCACAGCATCTTTGAGGTGTGGAGTAGCGCTTGGCACTCTGGACACTCTTTAACTGGAGCTACTCCATTGCCGGGTTTCTTTGGATTGTGGAATATATCGCTCCAGTTGCGCGGCGATGCCCAAGAGCCATGAGTTAAGCAGTTGCCGCCCAAGTCTATGATGGTAAATGTGAGCTTTACAGGGTGCGGTCTTGCACCCCTGCCGCACATTTGAAGCCACAGCGGCATTGATGCGGTTGCCTTGTTTACAATTACTGTCTCTATGTCGGGTTGGTCGAAGCCAGTTGTGGCGATGCCGATGTTATTGAGTATTGCATCAGGAGTGTTGGAGAACCATTGCAGGATTTCTTCTCGGTCTGCTGATGTGGCATCGAGGTGTCGAGAGTTGAAGCCAGCTGCGATGAAGGCAGCATTAACCGCTTGTGAGTGTTCCACGTTGCAATTGAAGATAATTGTCTTACGACCGAGCGAGTGCTGCTTGTATGCGTTGATTGTGGAGTCGATATATTTTGGGTCTTTGAACATTGCTCCCATCTGAGCTTGGTCGAAGTCGCCTGCCTTCATCTTTAGCTTAGCGCGTTCGACTATCTTGGCAGCGGAGTAAGTTTGCTCAGGGCAGAGGAAACCAGCATCGATGAGTTCGGGAATATCAATCCCGCAAACGATTTCGGAGAAGTAGTTGCGTAAGGGGTTGGTTTTTTTAGCTGCAAGTGGTGTGGCAGTGAAGCCGATAATATACTGCTCTTTGAAGTGGTCGATTACCTTAGTGAAATTACCTAAATGGCACTCATCTACTATCACCATCCCGATATTTTGGAATAGATGCAGGCGCTTATATGCCGATTCAACCATTGCGACATAAACTCTTGCAGGAGGGATTGAGCGCATTCCTGCCACTACTTGCTGCGTTTGTAGCTTAATCGCTTTAGAGGCTTGTATTAGCAGTTCTTCTCGGTGAACAAGTATAAGTATATCTTGACTTGACTTAGCGCAGAAGCGGTCGCATATAGCAGAAAAACAAACGGTCTTACCTCCGCCAGTTGCGAGCTGCGCAACCACCTTGCGATGAGTGCGCAGCTTGTCGCTGATGTTTGAGATAAAGCGTTCTTGGTAGGGGCGGAGTGTCATCGATTATACTTCTTCTGATAAAACTGTTCACCAACGGACTTTCCGATGGCGATTTGCCCGCGAAAGATATCGGAGGCGCATTCGTTGCAGTTGTCAATTATCTCCTGCTTTTCTATTCTCTTGGCTTGCTGGAGCAGGTCGTAGTGCTCAACTGCTTTTCCCTTCTTCTTTAGCTCTTGTATGAGCCATTCAACTGGTGTTAGTGTCATTTTTCTATTGAGTATATATCTGTTATAAGTGGGTTAGAGTAATATTCAATCCTTCCTTTGGTTGACCAACAGTGTTCAACATAGCGCACATCTTCGGCAAGCGTTACGAAAACAGTCATGTTTTCCACGTTGTTGTAAAACATTCTTAAATGCCTCTGATGAATCTCTATGTATCTGAATTTGCGATGCAGGAAGTAGTGCATCACGTTGTTGAATGGGTAGTTTTCAAATCCTTCGCAGGACCAAGAATTCTCTGATAAGTTGTTCTGCTGCATCTATTTCTTCTTGTGTATGTCGGTAAATAAAAAGTTCACCTTTGAACTTGTTGGGCACTCCTATGTAGTAGAAGTTTGTCGGCGGAAAGCCAGTTAGGTAAGAATACCAAACTGCTTGGATGTGATTGTAATGCTTGACCATATCGGAGGCAAAGCTCCTAAGGTTAGTGCAGGAAGTTGTCTTGATGTCTGCGTTTATTTGGAACTCAGGGCAGTGCATATCTAAGATGCCTTTTGCTGCGATAAGTTGCCCATCAATCTCGATGTCGCGTATGAAGGTTATCTCCTTTGCGGAACGCTCGAATATTAGGCTAAGCATTGGGTGCTTGATGATGGCTTGGTGCACTTCCTTAGCTTGTGGCGGCATCTCACTTGGCTCGGTTTCAAGAAGGTTTCTGTGAAACTCTGCTCCTCTCTCAAGAGCACCGGCAGCAAAGATTAAGCTGCCAGTGTAATGTCTCTTGATTGATGATGCGTTGATTGCATCAATTGAATTGTAGAGGTCGCGGGTCATAAAGTGTCATAGTATTGCTCTCCTCCACTTTCGCCTCCAGTATCGGTTGGCTTAGGTAGTCTATCAGCCATTGCTTGCTGCCCATCGTGGTAGCCGTTTGAATACGCTTGGACTACTGCATCCTTTAGCTTTTCTTTAAGCGTCTTGGTGTCTCTTATGGTGGTTATCTTGTTCAAGTATTCTGAGAACTCGTTGAACTCCTCTATGATGTTGGATAGGTAGGTCATCTTATTACTTGTGTTTTGTGTTCAACAATCTCAATTCCAAAGATTCCATCGGTGCCAGTCAGCTCCATTGCTTTTGGAAGCTTGCGCAGCAGCTCGGCAACATCGAACATCTCTGCTTTCATAATCACCATCAGCAAGGTGCTCCAATCAACATCGCCCACTATCTCCGCTCTTTTGCTTATGCGGATGTTCTTGGTGTGGTCGTTGTTGAGCGTTGTTGCTGTCATTGCATCGGTGAAATGCGCCATAATATCGGCTACCATCCCCGCGCCGCTGTTAGCCATTGCAGCCTTAGCTTCTGCTGCAATCTTCGCATCTGCCTCTGCCTTGATGCGCTCCAGCTCGTTGGAGTATTCCACCATCAAGCCCTTGCGCTGCTCGATGAAGTCTTTGAGCGGCTGTGTTGCGGTTTTCTCAATGTCCATCAGCTTCTTTTTGTAGGCATCTATCGGCAATGTCAGCATCTTGCGGTGATTCTCAATGTGCTTGATGGCATCGTTTGCCGCCTTGATGGCGTGGGCGCTCAGGTCATAGCTGAACTTGTCTTCTATTTTGGCAGGTGCTGCCTTAATCATTGCTTGCGATTGCAGCACTTCGGCTGAATTTATCGCGTTGTGAAAGTCATTTAAATTATCTATATTTGTCTCCATGTTTTAGGTTTTACGACGGTTTGAATTGGGAGCGCACTTTGCGCTCCCTTTTTTGTTTATTAAAATGGTGCTTCTTCTGATTCGCCAAGCCAAGCATCTTGCGCTGCTGCTGCAACATTTGGAGTGAATGGCTTAGAGATTCGCGCAATATACTCATCGCTAATCTTGATTTTATCTTGGATAAAATCAGGCAATTTTAAGAAAGTTACCTCGTCATGGTCCTGCGTGTTATAAGTCAATGGCTCATTAAATGCAGGAGGGCAAACTAAGCCCTTAGGCAGCGGTGATATTCCAATGATGTTGGCATAGGTTGCATCACCTTTCTGAACGTGTGTGATGTTAAGCATACACGCCTTACCGAGCAGGGTGAAGATGTCGAATGTTGCTGCGAAATCGTCAGCCATCTTCTTTCCTGCCCAGCTTTCGATGTCGCGCCTTAGAACAGACTTGCTATTCATTGAGAGGTTGTAGATTGCGCGAGCGTAAAAAGGTTTCAGCCCTTCGCCTTTTTCAAATTCATGCAGCTCTGTTGGCAGCTCGAATATGAATTGAACTTTGCGTTTCTTGCCGGGATATTGTCCGGTCTGCATTGTCGTACCTAAGTCGACAATTTGGTAACATCTTGCAGGATAAGCGCCTTCAGGTGCTATCGCTCGGGAGGTGTTATTCCCTACTGGTGCTGTTAAAGCCATAGTGATTATTTGTTTTGAGTTGAAATTACAATTGAATCGAAGGCTATCATCGCCTCTTGAAAAACTTTGCGGTACTTATGATGGAACTCCGCTTTTGAACTTGAGAAATACAATCTATTGCAGTAAGGGATATCTTGAATATCCTCTTTGCTGAACTGCCTTACTACGTTGATAGCATCGAGGTCGCATCTTTGAAAGATGCCTTGCTTGCAGCCGTCATCAACTATGCAAAGGAGCAAGTTTTGAAGGTGGTCGTACTGCCAGAATTGGGTGTTGTCGTGCGATTTAAAGTAGGTTTTCATAGTGGTTTGAGTATATAAGTGAAATTTAGTTTTGCTTGCAAAGTTGTCTAAGTGAAATTAAGTCTTTAACTTTGGGACTATCTTCATTCTTGGTAGCGTCAATTAAAGGCATATTGTTAGTTGTTACGCTCCAAGTTTTTAAAGTTGTTGGACTTGTGTATGTTACTTTATAATGTCCGTAACCTGATGCAATAAATGTAAAGTCTGAAATTGAAATTTTAGTTGTCATAGTGAATGAGTGAATTAGTGAATTAGTATGCAGCAAATGTAAAACTATATTTTGAATCTGCAACACATTAACTAAAATAAATGCAATATTTTTTTACCTCGCAATGCAAGTAATTGAAAATCAGCTCAATAAATTTATACTATTGTGCAGCCCTGCTCAATCCGAAGCCGATTAAAGCTCCAACTCCTACCTTAAAAGCGGTGGTTTGATACCACTTTTTCTCTTGCTTTATGTAGATGTTATTCATTCCAGTAATCTGCATTGAAGGATTGTCGATGCTCATTCGCACAATCTTATCCCTACGCTTAAATAGCCCCTTACGGATTGTATCACCAACGGCATATGTGAAGTCGGCATTCATAATAAGGCTATCAATCTGCAAGTTGCCTTTAGTGGTTAGTGATCCACCAATCACCCAGAACTTTTCAGCTTTGTAGAATTTCATTGGCAGGCGAAGGTGAGGCAGGCGGTCTATTATAACAGTATCACCTGCTTTGAACTCGGTCTTAATTATGGTCCGCGTCTTAAACTTCACCACCTCTGTTGGATTCTCCAACTTGAGTTGAAGTGCTGCAATCTGCTGTGCTTGCATTGCCTCTTTAGAACGTATCTGTGCAATCACCTTGCGTTGGGTAACAATAGTCAAACTATCCTGTGTTCTTGTTGAAACGAACTCGCAAGGGTCGCATTCTTGCGAGCACTGTCTAATTAAGAGCAGCAGTAGTATAAGGGAGATTGCCAATAGCGGCTTGTTCAAGTCCATCTTTTATCAGTTTAAATAGTTTCTTTTTACTCTTGATTAATACCCTCTTATCTTTTATCTCCGCCTCTAATATGTTGAGCGCAACGCATACCGGCATAAACTTCTCTACAACGTGCATTGCAGTAACTTTTACCAGCCGCTCCTCTGTTGTCATATCTCACGTGCTGCTTTGTTAACCAATGTCTTGATAGCTTCATCGAGCTTATTAACGCAGGCATCAATCATTTCGAGAAGTGCGATTTTTTCCGATTCTGAAGGTGTATCTCTTAGCATTTTGGTGAGGGAGTTAATACTTGAAAATGGCTGCCTTATTTCATGGGAAAGCATAAACCTAAATTCATCAAGTAGTGCACGTTGCCTCTGATATTCGTGCGAAGTTATTGAGGTAACATCTACCAGCTGAATACCTATAAAGGTGATGCGGTCGCCAATTACAAAAATATTCCAAACATTGAAGCGCTCAGAGAGGTTCTTATGCTTGGTCCTTGCATATACCCGCGCAGGATCGGGCGATTGTTTTATTGCTTTCTTTATGGCATCAATAAAATCTTCGCGGTCGGTTTCAATGTCAACAATGTCGGTTATTTTCTTAGGTTGGATGTGGCTAACATAGCTTTTAAATAGGCTGTTGTTAGTTAATATGTTGCCTTCTAAGTCGGTAACAACATAGAATAAATCGAGGTTATTCTCTAAGATGAATAAGAGAGACATTGGCGAAGCTCGGTAAATAGTTTAACCCAAGAAGATAGCGAATTGTATAACCAATATGCGGTGAGTGCAATGGTGAATGAAAATAACATACCCATCACTGGCGCGTCAATGGTATGGTCCTGCTTAACAACAGTCTTTGGTTTTACCTCGATTCGCTGATATGGCTTAGGATGCACCAAGAAAGGCGAATTGGTAGGAGTAATTGTATCGCTTGCGTAAACATCGTGAATCATAGGCGTCTCTTGGTGTGGTAAGTTATATTCCGGCGGTGGAATCTCAAAGGTTTGACCCCATTGGTCAACCGCGTAATACTTGCCAAATATACTGAATTTATCAAGAGGCTCGGTATATACCCAAATATCATAATGAGTATGCAGCTTGCAGCCCTTACCAAGTATGCAGGAGGTGTCAAGAGTAACTATTGTATCGGCTCTTTCAGTTATCATCTTCTTTGGCTTTAGGAATATAACCAGCGGCAATCATAGCCGCCACAATCGCTGCAAGTGTTTCTGTTGATATAGCTTTGAATATAAGGGCAAAGACGGAAGCTAATACCACTAATGAGCCTATTGTTGACCGCCAGTGTTTAACAACAATATCGAGCGCCCGTCTTGACTTACTTATTTTTCGCCGCATAGAATAGTTATACGAAGGGCTTAAAATAAAGTTCTGCTTCTTTTTGCCGCCGCGTTACTAATCCGTTTACCTTCTTGCCGCCTGCATTTACCCATTTGCCGAACTCGCGGCTTATGGTAGGGTCGTTTGGATTTGCTTTCACTAATTTAAGCAGCGTTGACTTAGCAAGGGCAGCAGTTCCAAGATTAAAGGCGAAGCTAACCAGCGCATCAAACTGATTTTGGTTGACCTGCACTCCGTTGAGCAGCGCGTTAACATTCTGCTCGAAGTCGCGCACTGTCTTGCGAAGAAGAATCTCAGCCTGCTCTTTGGTGATTTTATCGCCCATCTTTACCTTCTGGTCGTTGGCATAATAGGTGCTGCCATAACCTATCGTAGCCACATTAGCCTCGCATAGGTAGGCATTGAGCCGCAAGCCTTCAAAGGATTTTATGAGCTCTAAGCCTTTGAGGCTAATCGATTTCATACTGGAAGATGGCGGTAAAAATTGCACCTGAAAATGTAGAGCTACTATCAGACGCAAAGTTGATGAGATTTTCTCTTATAAATGTAGTAACTTGACCATTTGCGTCTCTTATTCCGCAAGCACCTATTGAATTATTGCTACTTGGAGTTAATGGATAAGTGAAATTAAAATAGCCATCGGTATCGCCTTCAAAATCTAAATCAACAGTTCCATAAATTGTGCAAGTTACAATATTTCCAACCCTTGAATATTGCGCTTTTGTTAATGTTGGATTTGAACAAGCACCATCTGCCCCATCCAATGTCGGAGTCCACGTTCCGCTTATTCCAAAATTCCCAACCTCAATCTTCTTGGTTGTACCTTCGGGCGATTGCGTGGTATCAGATACATCAACGATGCAAAGGTAGTCCGCGCTGTCTGCTGCTGATAGCGCTGTTAAGTCTGTTATTTTTATTCCTGCCATAAGTCGGGTGGTGTTATTGGTTTATAAGTTATCAAAGGTAATAATTTAACCCATTCAATCGAACACTGCTGTACTTCTTCGGTTGAGATTATCCAGTTGCCATCCGCATCTTGAATGGGATTGAAGTAATTGTCGGGGATGAACTGAACGCCAATAAGGCTCTGAGCCTCTTCGTATGTGAGTATGTGAACTTGCATTAGACTTGACGGGATAAGGTGGTTTGAAAGGCTTGTACTGCCGTGTATAGTGCCGCTGCTTCGCCATCAGTTAAGCCGATGCCTATTGATGCAAAGGAGCATTGTTTATTAGTGTAGAAATTAGGACCTGTTACATTATCACTTATATTAATTGCGCCAATAAATATACTAAATGTATTTCTTGCCCAAGTAATTGTTGATGAATTAGTGTTAAGTAAAGTACCATTTTTATATATTTTTCTGCTTGATGAAGATGTTATTGAGCCAGTTGTTAAACCTCTTGAATCTGTTGAAGTGCTCGTAACTATTCCAGTTACTCCAGAACTTTCCGATGATAAAAATCTATTAGTATTACCGGGTCTTCTAATTACGATATCAAATCCTGTACCTCCAAGACTTCCACTAACACCCATAGGAATCTCTGATGTAAATGCACTATTTGTTCTGGTGTAATAACTCAAATGACCTGAATTAGCTGTAAGTGATATATTTGGAATGAGAAAGCTATCCGCATAAGCATTAGTTCCGTTCGGCAGTGCACCATTACTTGAATGAGTCCATCCGCCAATAAAGCTTAATCGGAATGCTGCATTCAAATCTCTTGGGTCTTTTAAATTCCAACGGTGGGTTGTAGCCGTTCCACCAACAAAAGGATAAATCGCGCTACACTTCGCCCAAGTGCCATTTGCTTTCATTGATGTAACCAATGTGCAGATGGCTTGGCTGATTGTCGCGTCAGTGATTCCTGCCGCAGTTAAGAACGCATTTGCATCAGCATCACCGCAGCCATACCAATATGGATTAACTAAAAAGCTCATGCGTAAGTACCGATTAACATTACTTTCAATCCCGTTGCTGTGCCATTGCCTATTTGGTCAATGTCGATTGTTATCTCAGCATCATCGGCGAGAGAGGTGTCGCTAATCACTGGCGGCGTTGCAGCTGTTGCACTTGTCTTTTCAGTGTTGTCAATGGTTAGCTTAGTGCTTAGGATACTTGTTCCGTTTTCGTTGATATCCACTGTAAAGATACTTCCGCTTGCTTGCGCTGTTGTGAGCGATGCTCTAACCGCAGTTAGTGTAACTGCTCGTGGCATCCTGAATGTTATCTTTCCATTGCCTACCGTCAGCGCAGTGCCCTCATCTGAGGCAGCAACAACTAATTCAAATGGTGTTGCAAGGTTGCCGCTTCCGAGAATCGAAGTGCCATTGATTGTCTTAATGTTTGTGCCGCTTGTTAGCGCATCCTGCTTGCCGTTGAAGGTATTCCAATCAGCGGATATCAAGAAGCCCTTAGTGCTTCCACTTGCTGCCTGCCCGTTGGTATAATCAATGCTTATTACTCCTGCCGTTGCGTTAAAGTCGGCAGCAGTGAAAGCCGCAGCTCCTTTAGTTGTGCCATCCGCCGCAGCATCTGCAATGCTTATTGCAGGAGTTACCCCACCGCTTGAAGCAATCGGTGCAGTGCCGCTAACCGAAGTAACCTTTCCATTGAATGCAGTCCAATCAGCCGAGCTTAGCGCACCTCTATTGCTTGCGCTTGCCGTTGGTAGATTGAAGGTGTGAGTGGCAGTTGTTGAACTGATGCCGAAGTCCGTGCCAGCCGTTCCAGTTGCGAAGTTCTGCACTTGCGCGGTCAAGCCGTTCAATGCGTTTAGCCCTGTGGTGAACGTGGTGATTACTTGGCAAAGGTTGTTGTCCTCAGTATGCAGCGTAATGTTTCGCCCCGATGTTGTTACGAAAATGCGTATTGCGAGCCTATCTGTTGCAAGTAGCACTGTGCTTGGTACTGCAAGCGCACTAACATATAAATCGACCACCGTACCGCCTGTAATCGCTTCGGGATTTGTAGACCCTGAAGATATGAGCGTAAAGGCTGTGCCATCGTACTTATACAATTCAATGTAAAAGCTCGGATTGCCACCACCACTCGAAGCATTGAAGTAGGTTTCAAAGTTCCAATTCCCTGAAGGGATTGCCAAAAGATTCGGATCGCCTGCATCGGTTAGGAATTGCGCAATGTAGCCATTACCCTGCGCATTAGTTCGTGTGAAGTTCGTACCACCACCAAGCACAGGCACTCGGCTCATTTCAAAGTATTGATTCCCGCCTATAGTACCCTGACTGATTGAGCCGTTCAGGTAGTAATTAACCGATGCACCACCACCGCCTCCAAGCGGAAAGTTCGCAAGGCTGCCATCGCCACGCACGTATTGGCTCACTACTCCGTTGGCTGTGATGTCCACGCTCGGAGTAGTGGTATTGTTCGGCACGTTAACGCTGAACGCAGGGTTTGTAGGTGTTGGAACGGTTGCCGATACCGATGTTACCGTGCCATTGGTCAAAGTCGGAAACGGTGTAGGTGTTCCAGTGCCGTCAAGATAGTCCGCGCTTGTTCCCGTTGGTACATCGAACTTGCCGTTGAAGGTTGTCCAATCGGCTGATGTAAGATAGCCATCATCGAAAGAATTTGCAGGCTGAATTGAGATGTCAGGAGTAGTTCCTCCACTTGAAAATATCGGAGATGTCGCAGTTACGTTAGTAACTCCTCCAGTGCTTACCACCGCCCAAACTGCTGCACCGATTGTAGCATCGCTGCATAGGTAAACAGTGCCATCATCTAAACTCCAACGAGAGCCGTTTACAAAGCCCTTAGAGCTATCATCTGTCGGCTGAGGTACTATTGCAAAGTTATGCGTTACATCGCGAATGGTGAAGCCGTCTTGCTCCATATAGTAAAGCCGCCCTGCTTCCCACTTTAGCTCATAGCTTATTGAGCAGATTTGCGCAGTGCCCTTAGCGCCGCCGTTGCCTGCATCGGTTGTACCTTTGCGGAATAGCGCACCATTGTCAAAGGTCAGTCCTGCATTTGCTATAAAGTCAATGTCGTTGGTTGTGCTATTGCCAACATCGGTAACATCTTGCAATGATCCAACGCCGCCGCCTCCTGATGGAATATTTACCTCAACTACTCCCGGTGATGTGAGTGTTGCAGTTACTCCATCGCCAGTGAAGTTAAGTGTTGTTGTGTTGGTGCTTACGTTGCTGCCTTCATCTTGAGTTCTAAGAGGTGTTCCGCCTCCGCCACCGATTGCCACCAATGGATCTGCTTCTGTTCCGTTTCCAGTTATTGTAACGCCATCAACAGCAACCTCTGTTAAGCAAGGTGTGCAAGGTTGCAAGTCAGGAAGCGGAATATCGCCCGTTGCGCAAGTGTCATAACAGCCATCTTCGCTCGATGTGATAACCTGCACATCCATATCAACAGAAACGCAAGCCCATTCATAGTTGGCTGTTAAGGTCTTAATCTCGTTGATGTAGCCCGTTGGTACTACCTCATAGTTAATAACCCCTATGTTTTGCTTGAATAGCGGGTCAGTGCCTGATGCGAGCTTGTAGATTCTTGATGCTAACCAATCCTGCGCGTCTTCACCATCGCAAGGTAGGTGCGATTTGCGCACGATTGCATAAGCCGTCAGCGGGAAGGTCGTGATGTATAACTGCTTACATCCGCTCATCTTGTAGGCATCGGTCTTGTTAACTGTTACCTTGCTGCGCTTAGCCCAAAAAAGCGTTCCGTTCTTTGCATCAAAGTTGGTAACAACCTCAGCCTGCCCGTTGCCGATGTAATGCACCCAAGCCTTATCGTTGCCGTTTGCGTTAAGCTCGCATAAGCTGAACTGCTTATCGAAGATATTAGCTACCTCAATGCGCTGATTAAGTCTTTCAATTATGGTCTTTAGTAGATTCATGGTTTGCTTAGATTGTTTGCGATTTGTTCCGCTAATAATTCTGCGTGTAGTTCAAGCATTTTATTCTGCTCCTCGTCTGTTGGTTGGAAGATTGGTCCGTAACCTTTAAAGCCTTTTCCATTTCCATATTGTAATCCTTCTGCTTTTCCTGCTTCATCTGCTGCTATAAAAATAGCCGACCCGAAGCCCTGATTAAATACAGAATCTTTGTCTTTTCCAAACGACCTTCTTAAAAAGCCAGTTAGTTCTAATGGCGGTCTGCCATTCTTTTGCTTGATTAGCGCATACGCAGGAGTGTATGGCTTAGTTGGTAGCTTCTGTCCTGCGGTATTACTCCCGCCGCTTGTACCTATTCCAAATATTCTGATATCCATCAATCGCTTCATATCAAGCACTGCGAAAAATAACGGAGTAAAGCCGCCGCTCCATTCTGCAAAGAGCGCGTCAATTCGTTCGCTGATCTGTTTGGGTGTTGCCATTATGGAAGCGCTGTTACATACTTCATGTTCTTGCGGCAATCAAAGCAGTTGTTGTCATCAGGTAGGCGCATATTCTGCAACATCGCTGCAAGCTCCTCATTGTATCTTGTTGCTGCAATGTCTCTTGCTTCAATTATCGTTTCCCTTGTAACACTCACCGTTGTATTCACTCTAATGGTTGGTGCAATGGTTAGCGAGTAATCGTATATCTCCACCGCCGTTGCATAAGCAAGCGGCATCGCCATCAATCCACCAATGCTGCACAGCCACGCCTCGCGGTCGCAGTTAACATTATAAACCATTGACATACCTTGAGTGTATTTCTTGTTCTTAGAAGTCAGCACATCAGTGCCGTCTGTTGTCAGCTCAATTCCAATAGCATCGACAAATGGGCAAATGTGTGCAGCTCTCACTCCGCCGCCGCAATCGTAGCAACTGCCCTTCTTGGTTATCATTTTTGTTGTATCATAAAGCGACTCATAGACAAAAGCTAAATCTAACTTCCTGCGATTCGCCTTGTAGGTCCTGCCGATAAACTCCTCAACCGCCTCTGATTGATAGTTGAATGTACCAACGAGCTTAAGCGTTTGCATATCAAATACCAATATCGGCACTGGCGTTGCCATTGTATATATGTCAATCTTTAGGCTCGATAAATAGAAGTTGAGAAAGCTAAGTTGATTTGGGTCGATGGTTACTCTTATACCTGCATACTTGCCAGCACCGAGCGCTAAGTCAAGATTGCTCGCGTTGGTCAATACTTGTCCAATCCTCTTGCTATCAATTACAGTGTCAGCCTTCATCATTGGAGACAATCGCGAAAGCATATCACTTGACATCTTACGCCACGCAAACGCGAGCTTCGCATCAAATAGCTCAACACCGCTCATATATTGGTTAGTGATTAGCTGACCAAGTAAGGTCTGATTTATTCCTAAGTCATCTATATATAGCCCCGTTGTAGGCTCAGGTCTATCGCACCCCTTCAATCCAAGTAGTTTATCGTAGCACATTGATTGATATTTTTATTTGCAAATATAAAAAAAAAGGAGAGGCATACACCTCTCCAATTCTATTGCGTTAGTAGATTATCTCCGCTCTCGCTCAACAGTTCATCCAAGTCTTCACTTAGTAGAAACTGCGAGCCTAA